TTGACATTCTTAGGAATCAATGTAGTAGTATGTGAAGGTATGCCTGACAACACTATCTTATTGACTTTGAGAACAAATCTTATCTATGCATTTGATGCTGAAGGTGACTCAAAAGCATTAAGAGCTGTAAACTTGTCTGACACTGTAGCTGAGCCTTACTTAAGAACTCGTGCTAACATGAAGGCTGGTTTTCACTACACTAACCCTTCTGAGATAGTGTTATACAATGCATTCTACATCTAAGACATATAAGGGAGGTAGTAATATCTCCCTATTTTTTAACTTTAAAATATAAGAAAATATGGCATGTGATGCACTTCAAACCATACAGAAAAGTTGTGATAACAACACTGGTGGTATTTATAAATTCTTTGTCAATCAACAAGATAATGTTGACATGACTACATTGACAGTTGATGCTGGTGATGACTACCTAATTGACAACTTAGACTTAGTAGGTGGAGCTGATCCATTTATTGAGTTTGAATTCAGACGCAACACTTCAAGCTACACAGAGGAGTCAAACATTGACTTAATCAATGGCTCTTCATTTGTAACTCAGACTATCAACTTAATGTTTCACAGACGTGAATCAGTTAAGTCTAGTGCTATCAAGGTGTTAGGTTCTGGTCAGCAGTACTTAAGTGGTATTGTTCAAGATGCTAATGGCTTATACTGGTTTTTCCCTTACTTGCAGTTAACTGCTACTGGTGAAGGTTCTGGTACAGCTAGAGCAGACGGTTCTAAGTATTCAATCACTTTGCTTGCAGAGAATGAATTTTTAGCTTACCAAATTGAAGAGTCAGTAGTGACTGCTTTGACTACACCAGCTCCCTAATCTATTCTTTTCTCCATAGATAAAGAGGCCTTGCAGAAATGTAAGGCTTTTTTTTTAATTAAAATTTTCTCTAAGTACAATATAGGTATGATATATCTTGAGAAAGACTCAACTAATAGCTTTGTATTGACCTTAACAGAGGTCACAACACTATCAAATGCTTACTATTTATTTGAGTTTGAGGATGAGTTTAACACAACACCCAACCCAATATACTGGCAAGGTGTTGATACTTCATTGTGGCCTTCAAGATTTAACCTATTCACCATCACTGATCCCTTAGATATTGACTTTATTAAAGGTCAGTACAGATACAAGGTTTATGAAAGCTCTACTCCGACATTAGATCCAATTGGATTGACAATGATAGAAGAAGGTAGACTAGTGGTAGCTGGTGCACAAACTAATTCAATATACGACTAATGGCTTGGTATAACAGATTCATAGGTGAGAAACCTAAAGGCATAGAAATAGCAGAGGGCTATCAATCTTTTTCTACTCCATTTGGTAGAGTAGGTGACGCTAACTTATCACTACCTTATGTCAATGGTAGATACCAAATAGCTGGATATATTCCATTTGGTCAGGATAACATGTTCCCTGAGCTACTTAATCAGCTCTACTACACATCACCTTTACATGGTGCAATTGTGGACTTTAAGACCAACTCAGTAGTAGGTGGAGGATACGTTCTCAAGAGTGAAGGAATGACCAATGAAGACAAGCTCAAGCTCTATACATTTGAGAAAAAAATTAAACTTGGCAAAGTAGAGAGAGCAATAGCTCAGCAGTTGACTGTACATCACAGAGTTTACTTCAAATTGTGTTACAATGCTAAAAGAGAACTGTATAAGATTTATAATGTATCACCTGAGAAGGTTAGAATTGCTAGAGATAAGCAGACTTACTTTTTATGTGATGACTGGTCAGCAAGAATTGACGTAACATCTATAAAAAAATATCATCCAACTAACTCAGACCTTGAGCAGTTGTATGTGTACGAAATTATGACACTAGGTCAGGAATGGTATCCACTACCACAGTACACCAGTGCTCTTAATTTTGCTTTCCTTAGTGGAGAGCTTAGTTACTTCGCAAAGAGTAACATACAAAATAGTGTGTTCCCTTCATTTGCTATGATGTTCCCTAAGAGACCACAATCAGAGGAGGAGAAATCAATGATTAAGCACACTATTGATAGGCTTAAAGGTGCAGCTAATGCTGGTAAGGCTGTAGCATTCTTTGCTAACTCAGCTGACCAATTACCAAAGATAGAATCTTTACCTACTAATGGCAATGATAAGCTCTTTCACGAGGCCTCAGCATTGAACACAGAACAGATATGCTTTGCTCACACCATTGACCCTATCCTTATGGGTGTTCGCACTACTGGATCATTAGGTGGAGGAGCTGATATTAAACAAGCCTATGTCATCTTTGAAAAGAATGTAGTAATGCCATTAAGATACCAGGTAGAGGAGATAATTAATGAGCTTTTGGAGATTGCTAAGATACCAGGTGAATATACCATCAACAACTTTCAAATTATCAATGAGACAATTGTTGAGATTGAAGGTGACGCATCTAAAACAGCTGACGCAATCAACTCACTTAGTCCATTGGTGGCTACAAAAGTACTCAATGCAATGACTCCTAATGAAGTTAGGTCACTTGCATCTTTACCTCCTATTGAAGGTGGTGACGTAATACCAATCGAAACACCTGCACTATGATCTACTTTATCACAGAAACCTACTTAAAGGTCAACACCCCTATCACAGCAAATGTAGATGTAACAGATGTTACTCCATACATAGCTACTCAAGCACAATTGAGAGTGATGCCTATACTTGGGACCACATACTACAATTACTTGCTTGGAGCTTACAATGCTCAGACACTTACCAATGATGAGGAGGTACTTGTCACCTTTATTCAGCCAGTAATAGCTTGGAGATCAGCAGAGGATGCTATCTTTGGCTTGACTTATCAGCTAAAGAACAAAGGACTACAGACTCAGTTCGGTGATTTCTCAGCATCAGTGAGCAGAAGTGAGGTAGCATTTGGTATGGAGCACTATGCACAAAAGGCTTCATTTTATGAGCAGAGATTGATTAGATATCTTATAGCAAATAAAGACCTTTATCCTGGCTTCACAGATGCTACTAACAGAGACACTGACCTTAGACCAATGATTGACCAATGCTCTTGCAATTGTGTAGGTCAATGTCATAGTGGATGCCCTTGTGGTGGAATGAGAGAGAATGGATATAATAATTCAATACTTATACTCTAATGGCATTCAACGAGATAGCATTTACAATTATTACAGTACTTTTATCAGCTATAGGATACTTTCTTAAAGGTGTACATAGTGAAATTAAGGCTATAGTAAGTGAACAGAAAGAGATAATAGCTGACGTTAGTCATCTTAAAGGCAAAATTGACCTGGTAGACAATGAGGCAAGATTCAGAAGTGACTCAATTGAGAAAATGACACAGCTTGAAATCAAGCATTTAGCTGAGCACATCAGTGAGTTGACTCAATCAGTGAAAAAACTAATCGAAATACAGATAACAAGATGACACTAAGAGACAGATGGTGTGCCAAGACTCCTAACTTTTGGCTTAGAGTTCGCAACTTATCAATCACTATTGGTACTATTGGAGCTGTCTTATTGACTTCACCATTCACACTACCTACTATTGTAGTAGATATGGCTGGATACTTAGTAACAGCTGGCACAATTGGAGCTACTCTATCTCAACTAACAGTTCAAAAATAATGGATATTCTGTTAGCATCTATATGTGGTATGTTGTTAGGACTAATTGCAATTTATTATTATGAAATATAACTGGTTAAAAGAGGAGACTGGTCCTAGAATACTAATGCAAGCTATCAAGTTGATAGGTACTAAGGAGATAGTAGGCAAGGCACACAATCCAGTCATCTTAGATTGGGCCAAAGAACTTGGACTTAAGGCATACACTAATGATGAGATTCCCTGGTGTGGTCTATTCATTGCATACTGTGCTCACAAGGCTGGTGTTGAGGTAGTAGATGGTCCATTGTGGGCTCTTAATTGGGCAAAGTATGGCACACACGTCAATCAACCAATGCTAGGTGATGTACTAACCTTCAAGCGAGATGGCGGAGGTCATGTAGGAATCTATGTTGGTGAGGATAGAACACACTACCATATAATTGGGGGTAATCAAGGCAATGAAGTTAACATCATGAGAATAGCTAAGACTAGACTTCACCAAGCTAGAAGAACTGAGTGGAAAATAGCACAACCAGCTAATGTAAGAGTCATAAAATTAGAGAGTCAAGGTAGAATCTCTACAAACGAAGCATAATGAAAGAGCCAAAAAAGAAAAAAGACATCAACATCAACATTGACACTAAGAATGTTGATATTAAAGTGACGCGAAAAGACGGCATTACAGACGTTAAAGTAGACACTCCCAAAGTAGACGTAGGCTTTCATAAAGAAAGTGACTCTAAGAGCCTTAAAATCGACACAGACAAGGTAGACGTACAAGTCAACAATGGTGAGGTGAATGTAGATGTAAATGAGCAGTCAGGATTTGTAGGTAAGTTAATAAAATTCTTGCTTAGAAGAAAAAAATAGTTATATTTGTACCGCATGTATATTGTTTGGTTACAATAACACACTAAGAGGGATGATCTAGAAATAGTTTATCCCTTTTTTTATTTCTTCAAATGTTAAAATATGTTAAAATGTTTGCATATATGAAAAGACTTACTAACTTTGTTTCATAATTATTAACCAAAACAATAAATCATGGAAGGAAAAATCGTTTATTTATTAGTGCTTTATAGCATAGTAGCAACAATCAAAATTTTAACCCTTAAATCAAAGTAACATGCAAAATTTAATTAATCACATCATTCAAGAAGAGAAAAAAAGCTGGGACATGTACCTATTTGTTATGGATCATTATGGTAAAGACTCTGAGCCAGCAACAAGATGGAAATCAATTTGGAATACTTACAACATGATGATTAAAGAGTTCAACTTGACTGCTCCTAAAAAAAGAAATCTGAGCACATTCAAGCATAAAAAGTATACAACCATCAAAACTTGTGAGCTATGATTTGCCCTGACTGCAATGGTGATGGAGTAGTTGAGGTACACTACTGCACATTTGGAAATGAAATTCACTACATTGAAGAGGAATGTGGATGTAATAATGGACAAATTGAAGAGCATGAACTTAGCTGATATTGAAAGTTATTGGGCTAAGAGAGGCCACTTTGACATCCAACTATACATTAACTACTTAAGAGCTAAAAATGAAAACATACAGAGTCACAATGAAAGACAAGTCCTTCAAGATAGTGAAGGCATACGACAAACATCATGCGTTTCTACTGGTAGACAAGTGGATATGTTTAATCTTAAAAATTGAAATGATATGAAAGACACAGCAATAAAATTCCTAATAGATGAAATCTCATGTAGATTTATAATATCTGAGGAGCTAAGAATAGCAATGTATAAGGCTATTGAAATGGAGAAGGAGCAAATAATTGATGTTTATGAAAATGGAGCTGAAGGGTTTGATTTCACAGCAGAAGAGTACTATCAAGATAATTATAAACCTGAGATAATATGACACCAAAAGAGAAAGCAAAAGAGTTAACGCTTAAGTTTATGAAAATTGATTCAGATTCAGAAAAATTTGATGAGTTTGAAATGAAACTTTTTTATGCTCAAAGATGCGCATTGATAGCAGTTGATGAGATAATTAAAGCAATGGACAATGTTATGTTACCTAATCCATTTAAGCAATATTGGAACAAAGTTAAACAAGAAATACAAGAACTATGACACAAGAACAGAAGCTCCTAGCTGTAGTGGCATTGCTACCAGTGATGGCTGACTTGATTGAAGATGTTAAAATCTATCACCAGTCAAAGAGATACGCTAATTTGTTTATCAATGAGGTCAGAAAAGTAGATAACATTATCATACATGATGCAGAGCTTGAGGCACAATCTCAGCAAGTAAACATACAGAGAGCATTTAGACAGTGGTTAGAAACAGAATTTAAAGATGAGCTATGAATCAATTTAAAATGTACAGATGTATCAAGTTGATGCAACTAATGCAAGAAAGACCTAGACAAATTACAACAATAGAAAGATATCTCAACGTTTCAAACAGAACAATCTACAGATATTTTAGCCTATTTAAGTCATTAGGTTACCAGGTAAATAAAGATAAATTTAACAAGTACTATTTAAACACAACAAAATGATAGAAAAAATCAAATACATGATTGAACTTCACAATCTAATCAGTACAAAAAGAAGTAGAGGGATAGTGTATAAAAGATACTATCTATTCTCAGAGCTAAAAAAATTAGGATTGAACTTGTCAGAAATAGGTAGAATGCTTGAAAAGGATCACGTCACTGTCATGCATGGACTCAATGTAGACAATCAATTTCAAAATTGTGACAAGATTTATGATGATGCAATAGCAGAACTTAAATACTATCTCTATCCTGGTGATGCACCAGTTGAGCTACCTAAGTACTCTATCTTTGAGGATGTTATCAAGTGTAACAACACCACAGATTTAAGAGTAATCAAGGACAGATTAGCTAACAATCAGTACATAGAAAGACAGGTGTAAAGTAAAACTAGAAAAGTTTAGAAAAGTTTTTTAGAGCAAAGTTTTACTGTATTTGGTACTGATGTTCAATAAGTTACAGCAAAAAGTAAAAGTTTTGAGTGAAATGTCAACTCTTTATAATATAGCGGATAATTCCAAAAATATTTTTTTAAAATCTAATGCAAACTTTTACTTTTTATAGTTAACTAACTGATAAATAAATATTTAAGCAGTAAAAGTTTGAAAAATGAAGTTTTACTGTTGGTTTATAAGTTGTTAAATATCAAATAGTTAATGAGTAAAAACATTTTTTTAAAACTTTTCTGAACTTTTACTTTTTTACATTAGAATTATAATTATATTTGCAAACAGTTCGGGCATGAACATTCAAGAAATTATTAGAAACCCTTTGAATGAGTAGCGATGCCCCGCAAAAGTTCAAGGGGTTTTATCATTTAAGGGCATAAAAAATGAATTATGAATAAACAAATTGAATTCTGGAGTTTTACAGAAAAGGGAGTACCTTCCTTAAACAACAAGCTATTTAAACACTTTCTTTCTAATAACAATTTTTATAAATATAAACCTACTAAAGATGCATCCAGTTCGTTTGTTATAATTCAAAAGAATGGAATATTTTTAGAGATAATAAACGAAATTGATGTAAAGGATTTTGTATTAGATTATATTGAAGAAAATAATATTGAGGATAGAGTATTCAATCTAATGTCTGGTAACTTAAAGTTTTTTAAACGTGAGTTCTTATCAATGATAAATAGTATTGAAGTTGAAATATTTAAAGATGACAGAGATACAAGCTATTTATTCTACAATAATTGCATTGTAAAAACTACAAAAGACAATAGAGAGCTTATTCAATACAACGATGTAAGCATTTCAATTTGGAAAGACCAAATCATTAAACGTGACTACACAGAATGTGACCATCATACTTCACAATATAGGGAGTTTATTTGGAAAATTAGCGGTGAGGATGTAAATAGATACAATACGTTTCAATCAATTATTGGTTATTTAATTCACTCCTATAAATCAAAAACAGATAATTTTGCTATAGTTCTTAACGATGAGATGATCTCAGATGAGCCAAATGGGAGGAGTGGTAAAGGTTTGTTTTGGAATGCTTTAAAAAACCTTAAGAAAGTTCAATCAATTGATGGCAAAACGTTCAGTTTTGGAAAATCTTTTCCTTATCAAAGTGTATCAACTGACTGCCAAGTATTAGTCTTTGATGATATCATAAGAAACTTTCCATTTGAAAAACTATTTAGCGTAATTACAGAGGGGTTAACAATTGAGTATAAGGGCAAAGATGCCATTCATTTGCCAATTGAAGAAAGTCCTAAAATTTTAATAACTACAAATTATACTGTGAAGGGTGACTCAGGATCACATGAAGCTAGAAAGTTTGAAGTTGAGCTAAGTACTTTCTTTAATGCAAATAATACTCCTAAAGACTATTTTAAAAACGAATTATTCAATGACTGGGACTCAATGGAGTGGGCAAGGTTTGACAATTACATGATAGAATGTGTTAAAAAATACTTACAATTTGGACTGGTTAAATCAGCACCCAAAAATTTAGGGATAAGAAAGCTAAAAGATAAAATCGGAAATGAGTTGTTTTCTTTTGTAGAAACAATTACTAAAAATGATTGGGTTTCAATTAAGGATATTTATGACAAATTTATGTTAGCTTATCCTGAGTTAAAAAAGTTTGGATACACTCAGAACCGTTTAACAATTGGTTTAAAAGCATATTTAGAATTTTATAAAATACCATTTGAAGAAAGAAAATCTAATGGAGTATTAAAATTCTTTATTATAGAAAAAATACAACAACCTATCAAAATAGAAATTCCTATTGTGAAAAAAGAAATACCTGATATTTGGGATGAATTAAATGAAAAGGCTAAATTATGACACACGTAAATATAAAACAAATACTAGCAGAGACTCAAGAAATGGAGCAAGCATTTGAGAAAGTTGATATCAGCTACATTTTAGAAGCTCAATACAAAAGAAGTGAGTACTTTTTAAATGAAATGTTAATTGATGTTGAAAGGAATCTAATCAAGAAGCAAAATGAAGAGATACCAAATGAGGCTATAATTAAGCGATTTGAGAAGACTTACAACAGAATGCTAATGATACAAGAGCATTTTAATAAAATACACTCACACTTGAAGTATTTGGAGCTAGAGAATGAGCAGTTAAAACAGAAATTTGAATCTTATAAAATAAATATTAAATGATAACAATAACAAACGAGGATAATATGCTTTTAATGGCACGTTACCCTGATAATTATTTTGATTTAGCAATAGTAGACCCTCCTTATGGGATTAATATGGGTATGGGTCACAAAGGAAGCGAAAAAAGAGGTGATAAAAATAAATATAAAACATTTGCTGGAGGTGATAATTCAATACCTACAAAAGAATATTTTGATGAATTATTTAGAGTTTCAAAAAATCAAATTATTTGGGGTGCAAATTATATGACTGAATTTTTAGAGCCAAAAGCAAGTTGGATAATTTGGGATAAAAAACAACCTGAAGATTTTAGTATGGCAATGGCTGAGTTAGCTTGGAGTTCTTTTGGAATTCCTATGAAAATTTATCAAAAACGTGTAGTTGGTGCAGATGATGTTCGTGTACATCCAACACAAAAGCCAGTAGCATTATATAAATGGTTGCTTGATAAATACGCAAAAGAAAATGATAAAATACTTGACACTCATTTAGGTAGTGGCTCAATAGCAATAGCTTGTCATGATTATGGCTTTGACTTAACAGCTTGTGAACTTGATAAAGAGTACTTTGATAAGGCAATGACACGAATTAACAACCATGTAGCACAACAAAAACTATTTTAAATGACCAAAGAAAACAAAGCAAAACTCAAAGCACTAGAGCTTGAGATAATGATGGCTAAGTCATCAATGAATCCTAAGTACATTGGACTAACAGAGTGGTCAGACAACTCAGCTAACAGCCTGACAAAGTCTATAATATTCTACATCAATGCTACTGGCAATCAAGCTGAGAGAATAGGTAATCAAGGCCAGTACAGAGAAGGTAACAAGATACAAGTAGGAACTGGTGAGATAGCATACACTAAGCAGTTACCAGGTAAGTGGACACCAGGTCAAGGTACTAAGGGAACTGCTGATATCTCAGCTACTATCAATGGCAAGTCAGTTAAGATTGAGGTGAAGTACAAGCGTGATGTTCAGTCAGAAGCACAGAAACAATATCAAGAAAAAATAGAGAGTGCAAAAGGTATCTACTACATTGCTAGAGACTTTGATACATTTGTTGAATGGTATGATACTTTGCTATGCTGAAAATAGGAGATAAAATAAAAGATACAGAAGATAGTGACTGCTACTTTGTAGGTGAAGTGACTAAGCTAAATAGGTTTGGTGGAGTGGAATATTACAAAGTAACTCAAGTCATTTGGAATGGTGAAGAACTCAAAGATGATAAGCTAATAGGTCAGATAATTCCTCCTAGATGGTGGTACATTCAATTATTTTTATTCTAAATAGTTGCACAACTAAATAAAATTATTACATTTGTAAACAATTAAATAAATATATATGCAAACAGAACCAAACAAAGTGCCATTGTGGACTAAGATTCACAAGGCAAAGATGAGCATTGGCAAGGTTGTTAAGAACAGCACCAATCCTCACTTTAAAAAGAGCTATGCTGACATTAACGCATTGCTAGAAACAGTTGAGCCAATCCTTCATGAGAATGGACTGCTCCTATTACAACCTATCCATGATAAGATTCTGACTACTCAGATAATTGACATTGAGTCAGGTGAGATGATTGAGAGCTGGTTGACATTACCTGACAACATTGATCCACAAAAAATGATTAGTGCAACGACTTACTACAGAAGAGCAACTTTACAATCACTATTGAGCCTTCAAGCTGTAGATGATGATGGTAACTCAGTCGCATCAGCCACTAAGCCAACGCTAACAGATGACAGATTCAAAGAAGCTCTTAAGTCAATTGAGTCAGGCAAGTACACAGCAGAAAAATTAAAATCAGATTTTACCCTAACCAAACAACAATTACAAGCATTATGAAATGGCATCCATCATCACTAGGAAAATTAATGACTGAGTCACGCACTAAATCAGAAGTATTAAGTCAGACTACTAAGTCTTATATCGCTAACAAGGCAAAAGAGGACTTCTTTGGCTACAATTCATTTGTATCTACCAAAGCAATGCAGAAAGGCACTGACTGGGAGCACGAGTCAATAGAGTTAGTTAATCAGATTAGAGACTCATTTTACATCAAAAATGAAGAAACTTTTCAGAATGACTGCCTAATTGGTACACCTGACATCATTTTAGAGAATTCAATCATTGACATCAAGACTTCATGGTCATTAGAGACTTTTCCAGCTATCTCAGCTGAGGGAATAAATAAAGACTACGAATGGCAGTTGAGAGGCTACATGATGCTATGTGACAAGCAATCAGCTGAGCTAATCTACTGCATGATTGACACTGATGACTTTCTACTATCTGACTGGGATAACAAATCTATTCACAAGGTGTCTCACATTGACCCTAGAAAGAGAATAACAGTCCTAAGGTATGAACGTAACATTTCAACAGAAGAGTCCATTAGAGAGCGTCTTTTAGCTTGTACTGAGTACTACAATGAATATTTTGTACAATTAAACTGTAAGTAAGATGAGATACAATAAAGAAAAAACAACATTGCACTATTTTAATTCTATAATTAATATTAAAGAAGAAATTACAAATAATGATATAAAAAATATATATCCTTTAATTGCAAAACATAAAATTAACAGATATTGGACAACATTTTTAAAATCAAAAAATATTATTTATTATGAAGGTGATTTTTTAAAATGGAATGAAAAAATACCAGTTACTCTTAAGTTAATTACTGAATTTAGAAAGTATAATTCAATACTTAGTAAACAACAAAAACAACAAAGACAACAAAGACAAGAAACACAACAAGAAATAAATTTTATAGAAAGACAAGAAATGAAATCAATACAGACACCACCTGAAATTAAGAGACGTAAAAGAACACAATCTGTAGTAATTGAACAGACTCCACAGCCTCAAGTAGGATTGATTAGAAGGTTCTTAAGATGGCTGTACTAATGGAAAAATCCTACTTCATTA